CTTGCCGGTACTGTCGAGCTGGAAGATCGTGGCAGCAGCGCTGTCCGTAACCTTCACGTAGCTGGCAGACTGAGCAGCCGCACCCTGGACGTTCAGCATGATCTGCGCGGGATCGCTACCGGCGATCTCCACGTGCCCATCAGACCAGGCAGCGAACCTCGTGACAGCATCTGCCGAGTTGTTCACCAGGAACATCCGGCGGGGAGTAACGTCACCAGGGTCGATTGCCTTGAACGCGCCGTTTGATACGGCGCTACCGGGGCGGGGAAGAGAGACGACAGTTCCGGACGCCGTCATATAGATGCGCTCAGTGGTTCCATCAGACTGAGTCACCTGAAAACGACGGGCAGTTGTCTGCCCGTCTAGCGTGGCGTTGTTCCGGATGTTGAGGTTTCCGTTACCCTTCCACTCTACGTGCTGATCAGTACCATTGATCATCCTCCATACGACAACAGTTCCACCCGCCGCTGGCGTGGTGGTGTGGGTCGTGGCATGCGGAGGCGTGTTACTGACATCGATATCCTTGAGCGTACCTGTAAGGTCCACCACTGTCTTATTCGACAGGGTCTGCACCTTCGTGGTACCGACGAGGTCTTCACCAGGACTGAGACCGTGTACACCATTCGAGGAGTTCTCATGGTTACGGGAGTCCGTGAAGTCTCGGGCAGAGGATACGTGGCGAACACGAGCACCAGCCGTATGGCTGGTGGCTGAAGTGCCATCGATTCCCCGGTCGATGGTCAGCGTGGTACCGGCTGCGTTGGTGACATTCACCAGTTCTTCGGTAGCGGTTTCATAATCAACCGCAAGGGTGTACGGGAACAAACCAGGAAGACCGATGGTGTTGGATACGACCAGCGTGGTCTGTCCGGCGGTAATGGTTCCGGTCAGCGTCTTCTCGGAGGCAACCGAACTGTAGTACCTGACTGTCACGGTTTCTCCTAAGCGTTGAAGTGACGGTAGCGGGGGTAGAGGAAGAGCATACGGTCGCGCTCCTCGTCGAGCCGCTGCTTGTACAGCGAGTAAAAGTACTTGGAAGTGTTCACAGCAGAGCCCGGCGGGACCAGAGGGGCCCGCTCGGTGGCTTCAATAGACTGCTGCTGGAGTCGTCCGGCGTCGTAGGAGGGCAGCAGGCGCCAGGTGGCACCGAATACAATCATGTCCACCACGCGCTCTTCCAGGCCGGTGGTAGTGGCGAAGTCGTCGGTAAGGTTCACCAGTTCATTGGGCTTCTTGGTGTAGATCACCCTTACATCCCGCCCGGGGACAATGAAGTCTCTCATGACCTGGATGGTCTTGCCGGTGGGAGTCGGGTCAGGCTTGACCTGACCCGGAGTGGTGGACGCCAGCGGATTGAAGCGATAGCTGGAATTGGGGAACCAGACGGCGGACGGGCCGATCGTATTGGTGGTCACTCCATAGATCTGTTCGACTTCAACCGGAAGCGGATACTCGTACCTGGCTGCTCGCCAGGGGAACTCGTAGCTGCCGATCACGAACAGATCGGGGTAGACGCCATTGATCGTGTCGTTGATGGCTTCCTTGATCCGCTGGCGGGGGAAGCGAGGATCTGCGGTGACAGTCACGCCTGAAGCGTGACTTGTTGCGGTGGTGGACTCTACTCCCCGCCCCGAAAGGGCGTTGCCAAACACAGTCACAGTGCCAGAAGTTGAGTCATACTTCTTGACCAGGAGCATTTCATCTTCGATCTCAGTCAGACCCCTGGACAGATTCTTTACAGTTTCGACGTCAACTTGAAAGGTCATGTCCGTGCTGGTCATGGGCTGAGTGAGATACGAGATGCTCGCCTGGTCCTTGGTGTAGCCAAGTAGCTGCTGCTTCACTCGTGAGACCAGATCGTTGAATGTTACAGCCATGGATACTCCTAGAAGATGTAACCGTTGATGGTTGCTGAGCTGGTGCCAGAAGCACCAGCAGTGAATTCGAGAGTGATGTCGTTGCCAGAGGGGGCGAGAGCTACGACCTCGAACGTCCCCGTGTCTGCCACGGTGGTGGCTGCAAGTCCAGCCAGATTGATGCGGCCGACCACTGTCCCAGAAGCAGGAGCTGCATTGGTCCCGCTCGTGGTAACGGTGGGATTGGAGTTGCCGAGAACTGCCACGCTTCCCGAGATGGTGAGCGTACCGGTAAACCACGATCCCGCCGGAATCGTGATCAGCGTACCCGTGGTAGTCCGGGTGGCACAGAGGATTTCAGTTGCATTGGGCTGACCAGGAAACATCAGATCTCCGACCAGACGATAGAGAGATTCCAGCGCTGATCGACATCGCCAGCGTTGGTGCGCATAACAATCCCTTCACCCTCGGCGAGAATAAAGGGAGCCAGCCCGCCAGGAACGGGGATCACGTGAACATTCGTAGATCCCACGGTGGCGCTGATGACCGGAGGGGAGTTGAAGAGGGCCGCACCGAGTGTCACGGTCGGGTTTCCGATACGGACTTCCGCCACTGGTGCGGCGTCTGTAGTAATGAACTTGGCGATAGTGCTTGCGGCTTGGAGAGTTCCGCCAGTTGCAGTGGTGATCCGGAAACCTCGCATGGGCTCGGTTTCGGCGCTTGCCCCAGCAGCAGTGCTGGAGATGAAGGCAGAGCCGAAGCTGACAAGCTTGCCGCTGCCTACTGGATTGAAGAGGGACAGGAAGTTGTTAGCCGCCAGGACACCGGCTACGTTGGCGAGGGAGAAGTCAAATACTCCCTTGATGGATGGCGCACGTACTGATGTGGTGCTGAGGATCGGGGATGACGTGACGATGTTGACGTCCTGCGTGCCCGTTGGTGCAGCAGTCACAGTTCCAGCTACGTTGACAGGGGAACTCGCAGAGTTGTCTACGAATACCTTCTGTTCAGCCATTCAGTTCAGCCTCCTTAAAGGCTCGATCCACCTTCTCTCGGGTTGTCCCTTCAGGGGACAACCCCTGATTGACCGCAGACTCATAGTGGTCCAGGTCCTTGTCCAGCTGGCGCTGGGCGTTTGAAGACAGGTTCGGGCGGAGGTGAAGACCCTTGGCCCTCATGCACTCCCCGAAAGTCCTGTGGTCACGGGTAAGGCACTTGGCCGAGCAGTTAACGCTCATCGGTGATGCCGATAGCTTCGATCTGAGACCAGGGAATCAGTACAATCTCGGTCTGAGGAGCGACGCTCACGTCGCTGCGGATCTTCAGGAAGTGCTGATCCATGTCCAGGATTTCCCGGTACTGAAAAGTCCGGCCAGAGCTGACCAGGTGAACCAGCTGTCCGATGCGGAGGAACGAGTATCCCGCGGCCGGAGGGCGTTCAACGAGTACAGCCTTCTCCTCCGTCGCGCGTCGTGTAGTAGCCATTAGTCGTTGTCTCCGATGGAATTGGTGGCGTAGATTCCCTGGCGGTGACTGTCATGGTCGGAGCCAAGGGCCGCTTCCTGGCGGCCAGTGATGAACGGACGGAGAGAGGTTTCCAGAACACCCTTCTCGTTGTTGTCCGTGAGGATGTTGCTGCCGCCGGGGCCGTCGATGTAGTTCGTCGGACTCTCCGGAGAGTACAGCGGGCTGCCGTCCTCCTTGGCGGGATCGTAGTTCTTCACTTCGCTCGCCCCTTTGCAGCCATCTTCGCCATCTTCTTGGCGCCGTACTTCTTGCGGCCAACAGCGGCTGCCACAGCAGCCGGATTCTTGGCGCCAGACTTCTTGGCCGCAGCCTCCACGGCTGCGAACCTTCCGCCAGAGCCGAGCTTGGCCTTGGGGTTGGGCTTCGCCATGATTACTCCCTTAGTTCGTGAGTGAGCTAAACGCCTGTGCCCACTTGTAGGCCAGGTACTTGTGTCCAGCGTCGTTTGGATGGACGTTGTCTGCACCCACAAACGTGGAAGCATTCGCCGTGGTGATCCACGGCGCTCCGTTGTCCCATGTGACTCGTTCAAACGAGTCGTACGTCTTGCCTGAGATCATGTCCACAAAGGGCAGATCGCGGGCGAAAGCAGCAGCCCTCAGGGTGTCATTGGTTCCGCTGCTGGTGGCGCCGACCACGCCAGTCGGCTGCCAGACTCCACCCACCACGAGCAGTACGTTCGACGGAAGGTTCGACCTCAGGATGTCAACCGTCTGATTGAACGCTCTGGTGATCTGGTCGAGCGTGGTCTGTACCGACGACTGATCG